GTCATCGCTTGACAGAATCTTAGGCGGTTACAATCGAGGTGACTTAATTGTTCTTGCAGGTCGACCGGGTATGGGTAAGACTGCTCTAGCGCTTACTTTGACAAAAGCATTTGCAGAAGTAGGTGGCAAAGCGCTCTTGTTGTCACTAGAGATGTCAAACGAACAACTAGCAAAGCGATATATTTCATTGATAGGTGACATCGCAAGTTGGAAAATTAGAAACGGCTCATTAAAAGAGCATGAAATTACTTATCTATGTAACATCGCAAACAATCAAACAATACAATTTTTTATAGATGACGATGCAGATTGCACGATTCAACAAATCAAATCGAAAGCAAAGATTCACAAGTCTCGTCATGGTCTAGAACTTCTAGTCATCGACTACTTACAACTTGTGAAAGGCACGAAACAGAATCGAGAACAAGAGATTGCAGAGATATCTAGAACGCTTAAACTTCTAGCGAAAGAGTTACAAATCACCGTCATTGTTCTTGCGCAGTTAAGTCGTAAGTGCGAAGAGAGAGCAGACAAGAGACCTATGCTCTCAGACATTCGTGAGTCAGGTAGTGTAGAACAAGACGCAGATGTCATCATGTTTCCTTTTCGACCTGCGTACTACGAGCAAGGCGAGAAACCACCAATCGAAGATAGCGAGTTAATCATAGCAAAGAACAGACATGGCGAAAGCGTTACAATCGACACGCAATTCATAGGCGAAAGAACCGAATACAAACAGAAAATATGAAAACAATAAAACTAACGAGTGAAATTATCGAAGACGAATACACTAGATATGTGTGTGACTCATTCGATATTCAAGACTCAAAGAAAACATCGGTAGAAATACCCATTAATTTTGCAGAGTGTAAAAACTTTGAATGGAACATTGGTGTCATTTACGGAGGTAGTGGCACAGGTAAGTCAACACTCTTGAAACATTTTGGAACGATTAGAGAGATTCAATTTGATGACAACAAGTCATTGATATCAAACTTTGATTGGATCGAACCTAGTGACGCTTGTTTGCTTTTGAGTGCAATAGGTTTGTCTAGTGTTCCAACTTGGTTACGACCTTTTAGAACTCTATCAAATGGTGAGCAATATAGAGCGACTCTTGCTTATCTAATTGGTAGCGCAAAAGAAGGTGAAGTCATTCTTGTTGACGAGTACACAAGCGTAGTAGATAGAGATGTTGCAAAAGCAATGTCTTTTGCTTTACAAAAATTCATTCGCAAACACAATAAGCGAATCATTCTTGCAAGTTGTCACTTTGACATTATGGAGTGGTTGTTGCCTGATTGGACTTATTCACCACTGAAGGGGCGTGTCGAGAGACATGACTATCTTCGGCAATCAAGACCAAAAATTGAGTTTCAGATATTTCGATGTCGATATGAAACTTGGCGTATATTCAAACAACATCACTATTTAACACAAGACTTGAATAAAGCCTCGAAGTGTTTTGCTTTGACATGGAATGACAAACCGACTTCGTTCATTGCTATTTTACCTTTGCCAAGTGGAACTATACAAAATGCTTTTCGTGTTAGTAGATTAGTAGTTTTGCCGGATTATCAAGGTCTAGGCTTTGGAATTAAATTGTTAAACTATATCGGTGCAATGTATAAAGCAATAGGAAAAACACTTTATATTAAAACTTCAAACCCATCTCTTTTCATGGGCATGACTCGCAATGAAACAAATTGGAAACTTGTAACCGAAAACAATAACATTGAACAAATCAAAAAGACAAATGAAAAATTAATCGCTGATGGTAAAGACAATGGATTGAAATTGCGCAAAGAATCAATCACTAAGTCATACAAGTATATTGGAGAGACATCAACTATAGATACATCTATTATCACATTTTCAGCCGACGCTTATAAAGATTATTCACAAAGACAAATATCACTATTCGCATGACATATCAAGAACAGCACAATATGAAGCAAGAGAACAAGCGTCTCAAACTTGTCATATACGAAATCAACATCAAGCACGCTCTAGAAATAAAGCGCTTAAAACAAGAGATAGTACAACCTAGACTAGACATCACTAAGAACGAGCAAACATGGAACGATGTGATGAGAGCAGTTTGTCAAGTGTTCAACATGACGCCTGATGAAATACAATCTCAGAATCGTAAACAAGACTTAGTTTTTGCAAGGCATATGTTTTGCTATTTATGTAGAAAGCATTTGCAAATGTCACTCGTAGATATTGGTAGAATTTTGATGAGAGACCACTCTACAATCATCAACGCAGTTCGCAAAGCAAGTGACTTGATAGAATTTGATAAAATAACAAAGCAACGATATGCACTCACGATGGACTTATTGGGTAGTTACTTGTACGAAAAAGGTGATTCACTCTATACACTTGTTGAACACGGAAGAAGAAGCGCTCAAAGTCAAGAAGAAATATGAGAAAGACGGATGGTTTGTTCTAATTGAGAAAAAATAATTTGTATTTGAAAATTATTTATCTATATTTGAAAAGTGAACAAGAATCAAATCATTCAAAACTTGACAACTCAAGCATGGGTATTTGATACTTGTCTTCGCATCTCAAAAAATAAAGAACTCGCTCGTGAACTATATCAATACTTCTTCTTGCTTATACTCGAAAAGGATGACGCATATGTCGAGAAACTACACAAAGATGGTTATCTTCAATGGTGGGCAATCAAAGTACTACACACAGCGATACATGGTAACAGGCACCCTTTTCAAGCAAATCGCATATACGACCAATACGATGTCTATGAGTTGCACATCACTAGCGGTATCGAAGACCATCTAGTAGACGAAGAGAACTATCAAGACGAACTCAAGAAGATAAAGTCATATGACATCACAATAGAAGAATCACATTGGTATGAGAGAGAGTTGTTCAAGATGTGGCTCGATGGCAATTCTGCTCGTTCAATACATCGCAAGACTAGCATCTCAGTTCGTGAAGTGTTGCGTGTGATTAAATTAATGAAAGAACAAATAATAAACAGATATGAGAAAACAAACCCCAATGCAATTCGTTGACGCTTACTTGACGAACTTGCAACCACTAGTCGATGAGAAGACTGCTAAAATCTTAGTAGGTATTCAAGAGAATCTTCAAGAATATATTGAAGAAGAAGACAAACTAATAAAGAAAGCATTCATCGATGGCTATGAGAGCGCAATAGACGCACACTCTACAAAAGCAGAGATTCTTGCTGAGTTATACATCAAAGAAAAATTCAAATGATACACATAGAAATTTTAGGCATCGCTTGTCTGTCTATCATACTTGTCAACTTTGGCAAACCTGCAGACTTAATCAAGACTCTAAAGTACGGACCAAATCCGTATAATTGGCAACGCATGAAGCCTCTAGACTGCGCATTCTGTATGTCATGGTGGATAGGCATCGCTTACTTTATCATTCAATACGGACTCATTGGCATCTTGTACGCATCAATCTCAACTATTATCGTAGCACTCTTAGAAACAAAAATATGAACTTTGAAGATATAGAATTTGTCATCTCACTAGAGCCATTGTATGAGAACTACAAGAAGACTCAAGTGTTGAGTTTAAACCCTGAGCAAGCGCACAAGTTGCGCATCGTGTATCAATCAATCTATGGTCGTGGTATGCCATCTTGCTCTACTTGTTTTGTAGAAGCGTACTTTTCACTTCTTATCTTTGCACATCAAAAACTTGACTCAATCAAAGAGCAAGCAGAATGGCGTGACAAACAAAGAGCAATCGAACAAGCACAACTAGCAGACGATGAACACAAGCCTAAACGCAAGAAGAAGCAATGACGAACAATAAACAACAGACGGCAATGAAACTATACACAGAAGAACAATTGCTAAACACTGCTGAGGCGATTAGAGATTACCTTAAAAATTACCCCGAAAAATTTCATGAATCAATGATTAAGAAACATCTAACAGCATTAGCACCAATCACTACTAAAAGAACTCTCATCATCTACAATACCAAAGAAACAACGGAAGAAGAAGCAAGACATTTATTATAGATTCTAAATTGTGATGATTCAACTTTATGGGATAACGCAGACCATTGCGGAGTTCAAGTAATTGAGGTACCATTAACCTACGGAGGAGGTGAGCAATGAACGACAAGATAAAAGAACTACTTGAGAACGCAGAGCAATCGGATGCGATAGCACAAAACAAATGGCGTATTGAGAACCGAGAACAATTACGAAAAGAGCGTAAAGAAAAATTAAAAGAACTTATGGAAAAAGATAAACCAACACTAATTGAGCAATTCGTAATTGAATGCGGAAAGTATGGAGATACCGCACAAATTCCCGATGATGTAATTGAAAAGTTCAAAGAAATGGAAATTGCGGGAAAGGAAATGAGTTATGATGATGGTTATGCGGAAGGTTATAAACGAGCAATGGAATTAACGCAATGGGCAATATCAAACTTAATACCACCACACAATGAAAGCAATCCTTGAATTTAACCTTGACGAAGAACGCCATCAGTTTGAAGATTCAATAGACGGGTGGAAGTGGAAGTGCATCGTATCAGAACTTGACAATGAATTGAGAACACGCACAAAGTACGCATCTGATGATACACCTGATGAAGTAATAGATGCACTCATAAAAGTGCGTGACTTCTTGCGTGAATCATTAAACGAGGAAGGATTGATACTTTGAAGAAACACACTCAAATCTATATGAATCACTTTGGCTATGACATTAGCGACTTTATACCTTGCGAAGTGTGTGCAACAAAAGCCGTCGACATTCATCACATCGAGTCTCGTGGAATGGGTGGGTCTATAGACGCAGACATCATCACAAATCTTCAAGCGCTGTGTAGAGAGTGTCATACTAAATTTGGTGACCAAAAACGATTCAAAGAAATGCTAAAAGAGAAGCATCGCAAAGCACTTGAGATGCGTCAGAAATAATGAGATAACAAAGAAAAAGATGCCAACAGAAAAACAACTTGCCAACT